GCAAGTGTGCCAGGTGTTCCTGTTGTACTTGTTGCAACAGCAAATGTACCAGCACCAGAAGATGAAGCAGAGTTACCAGGTTGTGATGTGATAGTTACAGCAGATGCAACCTCAGCAGCAATGGTATCATCAGATGCGTCACCAGATGTACCAGCAGCAACAGACATCGCTGCTATACACTCTGCCTTGTGACGAGTGTTACCATAGTGATCTGTATATGTTCTATACAACCACCAACCAGGATTTTTAATTCCACGAGACTTACTCTCAGCAAGAGAACCTTCAGTAGAATCAGCAAATACTAATTCATAACTGTTAGAGTCTCCACCTAGGATTACAAATTCTGCAACCTGTTTTGGAGGAGTTCTTTTAATTACACTAGCAGCTGCAACTGTAGCAGTTGATCCAGCATATACTTTGTGTAATTCAATACTAGTAGTGCTAGTAATACTCTTGACAATGTAGTTTACACCATCAATTTGAAGTACATCACCACCGACAACGGTGTCAGCAGCGTTCTTTGTTACAGTGGCATCACCATTGGTGACACCAATAGTGTTTGAGAATGCGGCTGCATCCGTTATTCCAATAAGTGACATTTTTTTATCTAATCTTGTTGTTCTAAGGTTTATTTATAAAAGGACTATTCTTTTGCGGCTATTGCAGCTTTGACAGTCTCAAGTAACTTGTCATCCATATCAGTTTTAGTCAGTTTAACTGCCTTACCTAAGATAACTAAGCAAATATCTATTAATTTTTCCCCAAGTTCCTCGTTTTCGGGAATCTTGTTTACTGCATCAGAAATTACTTTTGTTGCAAGTGGAAGTAAAAAAGAAAACATGGTATTATTCCATAATGTGTGTTCTTCTATTTATTACTTTTCCCACTCCCCCATTATTTCACCCATGATCTTCATAAAATCCTTGAATGACATGAGTTTTCCTACCCTATGATATCTCCTCGCTTTCAATACACCAGATTCAAATGATTCTTTCTTAACTTTCTTTTCTGGAAGACCTTTATGCTTGGTAGATGCAAAGTCCTTAGCATCTTTTTTCTTTATGCTGGCAGCAACTCTGGAAACCTCAGGTGAGGTAGTTTTCTTTTCACCCGTTTTTTGAGCTTGTCTAACCATCCCGAAGAATCTTTGTTGGGACTTTGAGACTGACTTTTCATCTAATACCTCCTCATTTGTAGCACGTGTAGTCATACCTTTACCTTGACCATCACTAAAGATGGGCATGACTTCTACGTTGCCAACCTTTTTATTTTTTAGTTTTTCTTTCTTCTTTTTAGAATCAGTTTTGAATTGATCGTAGGATTTCATTATTTTTTCTTAGACATAGCAATAACTTTGCCAATCTTTTTGCGTCTTGCATGTAGATACTTATCAGACTTATCTACATCACCATCATTGTCGATATCAGCGTCTGCCTTACCAACTGGATCTAACTTCTTCTCTACAACTACATCATTATGTGGAATTGTATTACCATCCTTATCTTTTTGATGATGTTCTACTTGTATTTCTTCTTTCTTACAATCAGGAACAGACTTTCCTCCTTTCATCTTAGTTCCACTTGCCTTATATCCTTTCCAGCATGAAGCTTTCTTAGGATCTCTACCTATATTCTTACGTGCTTGCTGAAGACTACCCTCATCCATCTTGTCCCAGTTCTCGACTCTAATCTTTTCAAGAACCATTATCTCTCCATCAATTTCTACCTCTTCTCTCTCTAAGATGTTTGGACAATCTGCAGAGTCATGGTTACCACCACATTTTTCACATGTAATAACTACTTCTTCTTTAGTAGCAAGTTGTGCTTTAGGTGACTCCTTCTTAGGTCCTTTCTTCTTTGTCGTAATTTTTTCTAGTTCTGCACCATTTGACTGAGGATCCATTCCATCGAATGGTGCTTCAGATAAGTGAAAATCTGGTAGGTCTGTGTTTTGGAAGCATTCGCCACCCATCCACTTTCCATATTGTTCCATCAAACCTGATGAAAATCCATCATTGTTTTTGACGGTGTTGATTGTATCTTGCTTCTTCATTTACTTACAAGGAGGTTCTTCTCGTATTATTTATAGCTCTAACGTTTTTAATCCACTCACGAAACATTTTTCCTTCTTCAGATATAACAATTGCATAGTTACCACCCACTCTATGGATAGTTCCTTTGGTTCCTGTTCTTGAAGACATGACACTATCACCCTCGCTCAGACCTTTTTCATGTCTTTGCTCTTGTCTTAGTGCTTGTTCTCGTAGTTTCTTAAAATTTATCATTTATAGTTTGCAGGTAGATTTGCTGCTATCTCCATCATCAAAGTTTGAGCATCATTATCTTTTAGTGTTGTTGGAATACCTTGTCTGAATGTTTTGAAGTCTCCAGCAAACGCTGCTCTTCTCATTTTTGTACCAGATACTGCAAATGTATCACCATCTGCATCTCTAGAACCAGAAGATATAATATCCAATTTTCTAAAAGAATAATCCTTTCCATTATATTTATGAACCCACTGCATTGCTTGAACTCTATCAGAACCTACAAGAAATATACATTCATCATACCCCGCCATCATAATATCTTGTAAAACTGCTACTGGATCTCTAGGTCCACTGTATATTTTACCTTTATGTGTAGGAAACATCTTATTCATGTACATTAACTTTCTATCTGGTAGTAGTGGATTGTTTCCTTTCGTGTCCACCGATTGAGAAATGTAAATTCTATAGTCATCTGAACCAGCAGCACGTTTTACACTATCAAAGTTGTCTCTGTGTCCTGTAGTTGGTGGTTGAAACCTACCAAATGTCATATAGCATCTCTCTGTTACTAACGCCATTTTTTTGCCAACGTGAAATTGTTATATGAGAACTCAAGACGATTAACAAACTTAATCATATCTCCATCTTTATGTAGAACATAACCCTCAGGACCTGTGACTTTATATCCCATGTCTGTTTGTACAAATGTTTTAAAAGTTTCTAGATTATCTAACTTATCAATAACAAATTGCTTGATTTCTTGTATTTCTTTGTACAAATTAAGCATTGATTTGAATTTATCAGCATTATTCATCAAATAGTTTTCACTATCATATATTAATTTCTTCTTAGCAACCTGTGTCTTTGGTGTTTTTATCTTATCAGCAAGAGGTTTTACCTTACTGTGATAGAAATTAGTTAAATCCTCCAAAGATTTTGTGGGATTTGTTATAGTCAAAGATTTTTTAATTTGATCGTTAAAAAACTGTTTGAGATATGACGACACATGCCACTTAGCATCTCCTGCAGTGCCAGAAAGAGTAGTCAATTCATCTAAAAAATCTCCAGATGCAGCACACATTTTTTCTATGTTACTTACATACTTATCAAACAACATTTCTTCTGCATGATTCAAACCAACTCTGTCCATTGGAGTATCATTATCAATAGATAATACCTCAATTGATCCTTTTACCTTCGCACCAGCAACTGCTTGCATAGTTTGAAAATCAGTACCTCTATAATGTGTATGAAAAACTACACCTATCTTTGCTTTACCTGTTGCTACACCTATAGGATGATCTACAGGTATAGCATAGGTTATAGTGTTTGGTGTGAATGTAAATAACTTTTCTTCATTAACTGTTTCTCTCTTTACGTCAGTAGTAAACAGTAAATCTCCTTGAACTATACCTTTTATACCCAATGTAGAAAAATATTTTAAAGAATATTTTAATTTTTCTGCAAGATCTCCTTCATAATATAAATCTACATCAACATCTGAATAACATATCTTTGGTGTTTTTGCAAAAACGGATTTTGTACCAACAAAAAACATACCGTTCAAAGGATCTGTGCCACATATAACTGATGGTGCACCATCCCATTTAGTTTGCATAAAACCTGTGCTGTTATCACATCCAAGCATCTTTCTCAGTTCCTTGAGAAAATTAACAGACGCTATACAACCATCAACTCCATAGTTGAGCATCTCATCTTCTAAATGTTCAAGGTGTTTTAGTTGAGTTACGTTTGCCATTAACTATCGTCTGCCTTTTCTGTAGAATCACCTTGAAATTTGGTCATAATACTCTCACCTTGCATCTTATATGCTGATTGTAACTTATCAGGATAAACACGATCTGGATCTGCTTTAGTTCCCTTATCAGTTGTGTTTCTAATGTTAAAAACCATGTCAAATACAGGAGTCTTCATATGTATATTAACACGTTTTGCTCCTCCTGTCTCGCCACCGTAACTTATTTTTACGTTAGATGGAGTAGATGCTCTTTCTAAAAAATTTTGATCTATTTCTAGATGTTTAATATTTGTTCCTTTCTGTAAATGCACATAGTGATACCCATATCCAAGAGATCCTTTTATAAGTTCCTTTATTAAATCTCTATTATAACCATTTGGTGTTTCTGTTTTATGATATCTCCTGTTACCATCTTGAAATTCATTGAAAGTAGCACACAAAAATTGTTCATTTAAACCAAACGTATCAATTAATGCTTTTCCATCAGTCTGTTCTATATTTCCTGCCTTAACTTCATCTACAGGAAAAACATTAGTCTTTAGTCCGAGGTTAGATAGGTTAGTTGTGCCACTAGTCTTAAGTGAAAGATATATCTTACGTCTTACATTCTTACATCTGGTGTGCAAAGTTATATCAGTAACAGTAGCACCTATATCATATCCATTTGTCCTAGATGCAGTACCTATTTCCCAATGATCATTCACTAATTTCATTGGTCTTTTTTTATTTTGTCTACCCTCAGAAACTACTTTAATTTCATTGCATTTTTCTAAATTATAATGTTTTACTATGCCATATATAAAATCTTTATACTTATTATTTGATAAGTCATCTGGGTTTTCAATCCAATCATTAAGAGCATCTTCCATATACCTTTCAAACAAAGTTCCTTGGTTATTTTGACCTCTATTTCCTCTACTTCCATCACCAAAATCTGGTTTTAGTGTTGTAATCTTCAATTCCTTTTTAATATCTTTTATAGAAAATTCAGTTTGTATCGCTCTTGCTATCTTACAGTCATTCTTTTTACTAGGATCAAATGCTATTGGATTTGGTATAACATTTCCATACTTTTCATGCAAATGTTTCCACAACCGCAATGCTTCTATTGCAGATGCTGTAGATAAACTCTTCACCGCTTTTCTAGCGTCCTCTTCTGTAGATGGTAAAACGTTGTATGCCATTTACCTATTTATTTTAGCGATCCCCTGCTTTCCTGTTCTCTGATTTGTCAACAGAGAATGATCCACCAGGATATCTCTTCTCTAATTTCTTAACGTTACCTCTTATAACATCATCAAATGATATGTCTAGTGCAATACAAGCATTTGCTACGTACCACATAACGTCACCCAACTCAATAATAAGATGTTCTCTATTGTCGTCGTTCCAAGGCTTACCTTGGAAAACCATCTTCTTAACGATCTCAAGAAACTCTCCAGACTCAGCAGCAAGCCCAACGCCAGCAGTGGTAAGGCGTTCAATATTGGCACCTTGTCTGTCAAGTTCACCCAGACGATCAGCAAGATCGACAAAATTCTTACTAGTATCGCTTGTGACAGTATCCACGAAGTGAGAATACCTATCAAAGTCCACATGATTTATACGTTCCATTCTGCAAATTTAGATAATCGGTTTTGTGTTTGTGAGAATTGTTGTAAGGTTTCTCCTACCTTTTCATCTTCTATATTGATGGCAGATGAATCTTCTGCTACATCATACAACCT